GATGTGTTGGTCAAAGCGGCTTACGTCCAAAGATATGGCAACCGGCTTTTGAAACCGGTGCCACTTCTTATGGATGTTGGCTGCCCATTGGTCCAAGTTCAGGCCCTTAGCAATGGATTTTGTCTCTCGTGATTCATCAAATATATGGTTGAGAGAGTCCATCACCCGATGCTCTAGCTTGTGTTTGATGTATTTCCCTAATAGCACATGATACCTAGGTCCACGCGTTTGAATTGCGCGAGGTATGTTCTTGAGGTGCTCTTGTTTGACAAACAAGTTGACACGTGCATCGCGGTCCTTGAAGGGTGTTTCTGACAAAGACACCAAGGCTTGCTCATAGCAGCGTCGCTGGCGCCCACGACATGTCGACAAGAATTCGTCGTCTGTCATTGGGGTCACCGGTTCCAACTTTTGAGCTTCCTTCTGCATAGCTTCAAGGAATGCACGAGTCACACTTCTCACATGTTGTTTGGCCTCCCGTGGACTCCGAAAATCTTCTGGCCGTGGGGGGCGGGACATATCGTCTCGTTTTCCCACACAGAAGACACGGCGAGTGATCGCCGACAAGGCGTTTTCCAAACATGCTTCAGGGTACACATCTTGTGGTGCGTATTGGCCAAGACACTGGTGAAAATATCCTAGCTCTTTCTGCCTGCCTGACCAGTACACCGAAAGACCCTCTTGTTGGCGAAGGGGCACGCGTGTCCAATGCGGCTCCTCGACAACAATCTTCCGGGACTTGGTCAAGCGCCCTTACGGGCTAGGCAGGCCGGCTCCGCGCGCACGCAATTCGCGCACAGCCGGCATGTTAAGTAAGTCGCGCTCCAAACATTGTTGATAGGTGGGTAATGTGTAGAGCAAAGCGGCGACCTGAACTACGTGAGTTGATGCTGCTTCGGGCAAGTGGTCACGTACAAACTGTTCATCAGGAGTTAACGGTAGAGGTTCCTTCATAGATTGTACGGTGATGACACGCTTGCGCAGTGACTCAATGTAGTTGCGCATTTTCACATGGAGCGTGTTCCCTGTTGTGGGTAAGCCTGGGTGCTGATAGCGCATACGGTCTTGTAACCAGACACTAGCGTATGGAATGCGGTAGGCTCCACCCGATGGTCGATAAACGTGAATGTCCAAACCGTTC